CTGGATTATCGTGAAGTCGATTGATCCTATGCCAACAACAGTGAATGCTTCTGTTCGTTCGATCTTGTATTTATACTCGCCAGCGCCAACATTCATCTGCGCTGTTGCGGAGGATGAGGCTGTTATTGATGATGAGGTGGACGAGTCGTAGTCGTCATTTAAGACGGCCTCAACGGCCAAAACCTCATCAAGCCTACCGAGCGTCGGCGATGTCTGCCCTTGAAGTGTCGGGTAGATATCCTCATTATCTTCCACTGACCCCTTTCTTGTTCCGTAAAGAGCCTCTGCTTCTTCGGAAATAACAAAGTCTACCGGATTAAACACGGTATCAGTGTAACCACGCATGTAGGCGTAGTTTTCGTACATGCCAGGAATACCGGCAGACGCATCATTCCACCCCCTAACATACATCCGGTATGACTCAGGCATAATATTTTTGTACGGAACAAGGTTGGTAAACTTGTTCGCATCCGGGTCGGATCCAGCCTTAAAGTATCCGTCTGGAACATTCCTTGTCGAGCCTCTTCCGGACAGCCTCGTGTAAATATCTTTGTTCGGGTTCGTTCGCTCGATATGCGTGAGTCCGTTTTCATACCCGTATTCAAATGTGTGGTCGAGGACGAGTGGTGTTGCACCAATTCTTATGGTCATAACTCCGGCCTCAGAACTAATGCTCCATCTTAGCCCGAATGTTTCGTAGATAGCCGTTACGATTTCCCACAGGCTTGCCCGTGAAAAGTCAACCGTCACCCTCGAAGTACCGTCATAGATAGTCGTGTTGAGATTGTCGACGGCAAGATAGGCCGGATCGAGCACGGCGGCCCATGTTGACGAGCCAAAGTAGTAGCCCAGGTTGATATTGAGCCTTTCGACAAACTCCTGTATGGTCAGAGGTAGCGAGAAATCATACGAAATGGGCATCTGCACACTCTCGGTTACAGACACGATGTTCGCGAACTCGTACCGCTTCAGGTCGTCACGCTGCGATTTGAAAATCAAAGAATATTTATACTTGAGCGAAGAGGTGTCTTTCACACACGAAGGCTCAAGGGTTGACAGATAGAACTTTTCACCGCGAAATCCTACATACCAGTCTTTATCAAAGGCTGGTGTCATATCCGGTTCAACAAGCATGTCGAGCTCAATACTCGACTCGCCCATGTCGGAGGCGTTGTAGGTGAACGCATTTACGTCGAAATGCGTTACGCCCTTTTGCATAAACGTCAAAACCTCACCGTTAAATGTGAGGGATTGTTCGTTAAACGAGAGGGCTTGTGTCTTATCTGTAAATATCCTTTGTCTCATATCAGATGGCTGTTAGGGTGGTTGGGTCTGCTATGTAAAGCGTCAGGTCGAAGATGTAGGCAGAACTTTCATATTCGATAAGCATTGGATAATACGAGTCCGGCTTTGCTGATTTTGGATATCCCGTCACCTGCACGCCTTTCCAGTAGTTAACCAGAGTGACAGGTTTGGCTGTGTCCCCAGAGAACATGGAATCCCAGAAAGCCCGCACGGCTGCGACGACGGTCGCTTCGTCCCCGAAGGCCAGCAGTTTAACCGTATAATCAAACGGCTTTTTGCTGGCGTAGGGGTATATTTCCGCTGCGGATTGTTCTGGGTATTCCTGTATTTCATAATCCTTTATGGGCGCAATTAGGCGATCATCTGATTTTACCAAATGAAAACCGTGAGTGGCAATGTCAATGATTGAGCCGTTCTCAATTCGGTATGAAAGGTTGCAAGTTCGTGGCATAGGGTGTTATGTTTTTAGCCTATCCCCCCGAAAAAACGCTTCGAGGAGAGAGGGGATTTTGGGTCAAGTAGGCGGGCGAGAAATTCCATCTTGTTACGTTAGTTTATATAGTGAATTTTGTCCAATTTTCACACATTTGATTGTGGTTTGAAATGGGTAATCATCTTTGTTAATAGCTTCGAGAGTTAACTTTATGTTTTTACTGTTTGTGAAAAACTTACCATACTCACCATCTTTTTCGAATCTTATAAGACATCTACCATCACCATGTCGTGTTTTCATATTTGGTATGTATTCATGCAGAATAACATTGCAGTTGACAATTTCATTGATAGATACCTGTTTACAGTCAAATATCTGATTGTCGTCTTGCAGTACAACTCCGAGCTCACTGAATTTCTTCATAATCTTCCGACACTTGCTGTTTTACGCTTTCCACAAACTCATTGTACTCAACAAATTCCTGATTGTGATTATCAATAATTCCTTTTCTCTGAATTGCTGACTCCTCGCCATCTGGGTAGGTTTCGCATATTATTCGATTGATAACCTCAGTCCGATTAGGCACATGATCGAAAACAAGTGTTTTGTACTGATATTCAGTGTGTGATTCACCATCTTGGTTTTCGGCTACAACTTCTTTTACGTTGTAGTTGTAGGCAAATGTAGAGTGTCCAAGCTTCTCAATTCTTGCTGGAATTTCGTTTGAATGTGTCATGTAATTCTATGTTTAAAATTTTTCTGAATAAATTAACGCTATTGCAATGTACCGCCCAACCCCCGTAACTGCTTACTGATTTGGGCTTGTTTTTATTTTTTATCAACCCTTTTTTGATGCTTTTTCGCAAAAGAGTATGAGTGTGAAACATTTTATATCCTACAAAGTCGACACCTCTTGATTCGACAGGGAATATCTGATAGTTATTTTTTACTGTTAGAAAAAGTTCATCCGATAAATACCTGCTTATTTCATGCAACAATCTGTGTAGCTCCTCTTTTGTTGGTGCGAATATCACCATGTCGTCGCAATATCGAAAGTAGTATTTAACCCGTTTCGCTTCTTTCATCCAGTGGTCAAAGTATGTCAAATACAGATTTGCATAAAATTGTGATAAGTAATTACCAATAGGGACTCCACTTTCGCCCGGTGCGCTGTGTATTGCTTCACTGTGTAAATCCATCGTCCTTTTGCACTTGATTTTCTTACCTATAATCTCGATTAGTTTCTCCCTGTCAATGTTGGGATAAAACTTTTTTATGTCGATTTTCAAACAGTACCTTGTGCCTTCTATATCCTTCAACGCCTTTCGTACATCCTGCAAACATTTGTGTATTCCACGACCCTTTATACAGCTATATGAATTTGCTGTGAAAGTGCCCACCCATATAGGCTCCATGATATTCATAATTGCATGATGTACTACCCTGTGACGGTATTGTAGCCGTGCAATTTCACGCTCCTTTGGTGTGTAGATTTTAAATACCTCGTATTCACCGGTTCTGTATTCTCCACTTTCAAGCTCCCGCTGGAGCTCGATTATATTCGCTTCGTAATTTTCATCAAACAAACGGATTCCGTAGTTTTTAGCTTTGTGAGCTCTTGCTCGTTTGTCAGCTAATCTGATATTTTCAATCGAAACTATTTGCTCAAAAAGTCCGTTTTTTCTTTTCATATATTCCGTGCATTTGCCGCATCTTCTTCGCTTTTTCAACTACCAAAGCTGCGCTGCTGGTTTTATTTTTTGCCCTGCTGGCAAGGCTGCGGTTGCTTAAAAACTGTGCACTTAGCTGCGCACTGATGTTCGTATTCGTATTCGTCGGAACGTTATTCGCATTCGAATTCCGCACCCCTGCATTCACGCCATTATTCGCATTCGCACCGAACAGCAGGCTGCAACCGCCCACCTATATTGATTAGCGGGCAGGGCTTGCGCCCCCGCGCCCGCGTATCGCTATTTCTCGATTTTTGCACGGAGCCGCGCACCGACGTACGTAGCCGCACTCGCCGGAACGTAATTCGCAACCGAACGCCGCACCCCCGCATACACGCCATCATTCGCAAGCGCACCGAACAGCAGGCCCCTAACAACAGACCCCGAAGATGGTAGATTTCCATAATAGCCGTTATCGGACATAAATGTTGCACTTCCAGCTCCTGTATTGACTTTAGCAATTGCAAAGTCCCGATACAGCTCTTTAATATAGCCATCCACTCGTGGAGTCAGACCGATGTAGGTGTAATCAGGTGTAATGGTTGCAGCTCGTTTACTGAAGTCCGTACAAACATATGCTTTACTTTCTCCTGTACCTCCATTTTCGACCGTAGCTGAAACGTCTATGTTAACTCCTGAAACCCAGTCCCATATTTCGCCATACAAGTGTTCAAGTCCAAAGAATACAGGTATCTCGTAGCTGTATGTCACGCCCTTAATCCAATACCAATGACCTGTTTCTGTAAAGATGTCTGCTGATAAGGTTAATGTATTGTCATCCGTTTTGCCTGTTATTGTTGCTTCGGCTAATGTTTGCAAGTTCTGAACCGTGTAACCTACGTAGCTCGTACTCCATCCTGCTCCCGTTGTAAATTGTCCCGTTGCAACAAGCTTGTTTGCGCTGACCGATGAAATCGCACCAACGTAGTACTTTTCATCAGTCATTGCTTTTACCCCTGAATTACAGCCAACTGTCATAAATCCTTCGCCAACCTTGTGGATAGGGTAGTAGGCGTTTCTAAAATTCCAGCGGCTTGAGTTCCAAGCAGTAACCCCAGCACCCAACCCACCCTGTGGATAGCCTTCAGCTGTAAGAGTTGTGGTGTAGGCAAGCTGAATATTCGTGTTCGCAAAATATAAAGCTGTCAATTCGTGCCACATTGTGCGGTCTGCTATGTTTCCCGTTTCCCATCCAGCAGCAGCAGCGTAATTCTCGAAGTTAATGCGATTGATATTCGTTGCAGGTCTTCCGAGTTGGGTGGATGGAAATAAATCGTTTGCAGATGAGTTATTTCCTCCCCTGAACCGTACATCGTCTGAAACCACCGAAACAAGCTGTGTCGATGTTCTGTCAACGGAAGCAAAGCCTGGTGAGTGTGCTGATTCTTCGTGCCATAGTTGCGCTCCATCGAATGGTGCAATGTCATAGGCTACTTCGTATTTTCCTGTTCCAACATCCAGCACCTTAACCCTGCGATACAGATTAGGCACAATAACAGCGATGTTCTGTGTAGTCCAATCGGGTGATGATGTCGTTCCGTCAGCTTTTAGCGTTGGGGTGTTTTTATTCAAATACCAAGCGATTTTCCTCGTGCTTCTGTTTACAATAGCAAGTTGAAAAGCGTTAAAAATCCTGCTATTACCCGCTTTGTGATAGTACAAGTTACCTGTACGCAGTAGTTCGGTAGCCCGATATGCAACAACTGTCGATTTTGGAGCAGGTTCGGAACTTGAAAGTGTCGGGTCGATTACTACGCCAACCCACGTTTGATTGTTAGCATCAACGGCTGTCTTAACGGCCTTGCAGGTTGGATAATCAGTGTCGCTATCTGTAAGCGTTGTTTTTTTGTTAGATACGGCTTCGCCACCTAACTCCGATAAGGTTTGATTAGTAACAGATGCTAACCGTGTAATTTCGGTGTCCGCAATAAGAGACTTTCCTGTGGCCTTGTCGACCTTCTCCTCATCCAACGCCTCTACCTG